AACTGCTGAATGGGTCTGCTTGAGGCCGTGAGCGTTGTGGTCCCAGCCGCCGTAGCGGTGGAGGTTAATCCCTCGACCAAACTTCCAAGTTTATAATAAGTGCTCATTAGCTAATCCTCAATGCTGCGCCCAAGACTACGTTTTTAATAGATGGGGAAAACTTGTATGCTGGACCAGACTGATTGCTGGCTATCCCGCCGCCACTTAATGACGCATCGGAACGACCATTGTCGTTTAATCCGCCAGGCATTGCCTGACCAAGATTCCACGAATTAGAAGAATCATTATACCTTTGATTCAGAGTCCCACTCACGTTTCCGCCGAGAGCGCTTAGCAGTCCATCAGCAACAAAAACCCCAGCTCCAAATTGAGCCGTTGGAATCGATGTGAGGGTAATCCACACGTTGCCACCATCATTATATTTGTACACTGCGGCTTGCGGAGACCCGCTATTCGACCCATTCACAATATAACTGAATCCGTTGAAGGAGCATCCACCACACTGATCTCTCCCAGTTGGAGAATTTAATCTGTTCGTCCAGGCGTTGGTGGATGGGCTGAAATACTCATGAGCCAAAACATAGCTTCCAGTGAAACCCGTTGTGGCATACATGAATCCGTTCAACTGGCTTGACAAGTGATCGTAGTGATTCGTGTTCGGGCTCGTCATCGTGGCATAAACATTTGTCATTGGATCGTATCTACGGATACTTGTAACGAAGTTCGACCCGTTGTAGGACTGAGCATACCCAAGCCCTTGAAGGCTTACGCTAGTGAAGTTTCCTCCACCAGACGCGGTATTCTCGATTGCGGCCCAGTTATTCAAATCCTCACTGTATTTAGCAGAATTGGACTGGTTGAACGTATACATAACCCCGCCAATGTTCGCGGGCTTAAAGGTTCCAGGAGAAGCTATCGTCGTCCACTGGCCAGAGCCAACAGCGGCTAGGTAAGTGGGCAAACCGATTTGGAGTTCGTAGTTGTAGTGCCCACTTCCATTCGCGGCAAACTTAGCAAAAGTCTCGCCCTGCTTTAAAACTGAATCTGCGTTGGCAGTAAGGTTCTTCCAATTTGTACCATCTGTGCGGATTCTCACTGGCACACTGGTCACTACTCCACTAAGCGCAGCGGCAACAAAGATGCTGGTCGGAGCGGAGGTGGATTTCTTGGAGAGAGGGACGGCGAAGAAGGAGGTATTAACATACTCCTGGACTGAAGCGATGTATGCGCCGGTATCCCCACCAGAGATAATACCACTGCCATTGATCACCATCATATTGTGACTGGCACCAGCGGTGGCGGTAGCTAGCGGGGTTATTGTTTTCCAGGTTTGAGAAACATCTGAATACTCCCTGACTTCGGCGGTGAGGGAGCCGGTGTTTCCGCCAGCAGCAATGATTAAAGAATTTACATTGCCTGAGCTTGTGCCTTCCTTCTGCGTCGTAGAACCGGTCGTGCTCCACGAGTTTGTAACTTGATTATATTTATACGACTCACCAGAGCCAACATTGCCACCGTATACAAAACCGCTATCATTAAGCGATGCAGACCCCGGAGCAGCTCTTGCGGCTGGCAGTGGTGCTCTGATATACCAGGCGTTTGCTACAGCGTCATACGCATTAGAAACTGCGGTGTCCGCACCAGTGTTTCCCGCAACAGCGTAGCCGTAGCCGCCAAGAGAGAATCCTGCGATTTTAAATGTGGCAACGGCAAGGGACGCCACCGTGGACCATGTATTGGTGGTGTGGTTGTGCTTCTCAGTTGTCGCGGTCGTCGCTATCCTTCCGCCAGCGGCGTAGCCAAACCCTCCTATTTCAAAGGTAGCTTGGTCGAATCGCGCGATGGTGCTTGGTTGTCTCGATAACCAAGAGTTTGCATCGTCATTAAATCTATCAAGTAGGGCGTAGGTTGTCGTACCATCATAACCGCCATGGGCGAACCCATACCCGTCTACTGAGAAACTGGAATGATAGCCCCTTGCGACAGAAGCAAAAGAGGTCTTTGCTCTCCAAAAATTTCCACCGATTTCTTCGGGGTTTATCTGCAACGTCACTGCGTCAGTTTGAGAGTCTTGGTAAAAAGAACCAGCAAGAGCTGATAATGCTCCAAGTTTTTCAGCAGAAGTCAGGGTGACCGAACCGCTGCTACTTGACTCAATCGTAGCATCCCAAGCTCCAGCAGCGGTTGAGTTGTCAGTGCAGCGAAAGATAGTCTGAGAGTCACCATTTACAGTGGCGGCTAGAGATCCACCGTTGTAGTTTACAGTAACAATGCCAGTGGAGCGGTTGAGGACGGCGAACTTGCCACCAATAGGAATGGTGGTTCCGACAGGTAGAACTACAATGTGAGTAGTGGTGCCGGTAAATCTCTGATATGACGCAGAAGACGCAACAAGCGTTAGTGTAGCGCCACTTGTATTAGTGGTGTTCACTCTTTCAACTAACGCACCTTGTTTCCTATAGGCCATCTTCTCTCCGTGTTCTTCACACCAACGCCATAGTATCTATATCGTATCTTACTGGAATTGAGCGACGTGAAATCCGAGTCTATAATTCGCGGAATCCACTGGACTATTCCATGATACTGTAAAGGTTAGGTTGGTCTTGGCAGTTACGATTACTGCCTGAAATTGTGGATTAGGATCAATTATATTGACCATAGTAGCCACAATTGTATAGTTTGTTCCAGCATACGTATAAGGTAGTGAAATCACTAAAGTATCTGCAGTATCTGGAATTTCTTTCTCGCCAGTGTGCTCCTGGACAACAGGTACAATGTACGATAAGAGATAGTTTGCTGAATCTGTAGGCGCATTCCAATTTGCAGTGAAACCATTGATAGTTTTATTAGTAATAATAATATCTTGAAACTGAGGGTTAATATCAGTGATGTTGACAAACTGAGCCTGAATTACATAATTAGTGCCAGGTAGAGCGCTTGGAAAGTTGACCGCAACACTTTGGACAGCATCTGGTATAGCGATTTCTCGAGCAAAACCTGCCTGAATCGATCCTGAGCCACCGCCACCGCCGCCACCGAACTGGAAAATCTTGTTCTGAACAACACTCTGAACTATACCAGCATTATTAAAAAGACTGATATAAGCCACAGGCAAGGTGTTGGCAACAGGGGCTGGAACAATTGCGTTTGCCTCAGCTAAGTCAGAAACACCTTGAGTAACAATCAAATCACCAGAGGAATCCAGAGAAATGAGGACTTTGATGTATTCGTTTGGTGGGCAGGTTAGAGTTGTGTTTGAGCCAGGAGAAACGGTGATGTTTCCGCCATTTAGACTAGGGAAAGTAATCGTACCAGACGTAAAAGCTGGAATTGCGTTTTGGATATGCGGAATAGATTTCTGACGACCAGAGATTGTGTTGTTTACAATGGCAGGACCAATGGTAACAACAAGATCGGGCGTAGAGCTTGCATCAACGCGTAAGGGTGCCTGCAAGTCCTTGTCTATAGACTTAAGCAGAGTGTCTAGCTGCTGGCCAGATAGGTACGGAAAGATTTGCTGGAGCAAGTCTCTCGATATAGTCTGGTTTGCGAAAGGATTTCTTTGCATCTACGTTCCTTAAGTGATAAATCCGTCAAGTACGATATAGGCCAGTTTGTAGTTAGAACTATCAACTGGAGCGTTCCAAGTGGCCGTAAAGGCAGTAGCAGACCTGACCGTGATCAAAACGTCTTGAAATTGTGGATTAGAATCAACAGTGTTTACCATCCAGGCAACAACTCTAGGGTTTGCGTTTGCGGTTTGTAGCGTAGCAGGAAAATTTACGACAACAAAAGACGTAGCATCAACAATGGAAACTTCCTGGTCAACACTGACCGATTTAAGCTGTCCTTTAATTAAGCGGGTTACTTTTGCCATACGTGTAACTTATCATATTACAGAGGTTTTCCCTGCAATTGATTAGTTGATACCTCTAAGCTGCTTGAAATCTACCCAAATTGAAGATGTTGACTGAATCGTTCCGATACAGAAAGCGGCCTCATTTGTAGTATCAGCCAAGGCAGAGCCTAAGATGAAAGCTCCAGTTGTGCCTACATATAACTCTTTTCCTACATCGCCAGCGGCAAAAGCAGAATCGTTAGCACCAAGAGCAGAGGTTCCCAACATGATCACCTGAATATTTCCACCAGCTGATACGCCTGCTACTGAACGACCGATACCGATACCCATGTATTTAGCAGATGCCGAAGCGTCTTTGTCGGCTTTATATACTCTTCCAGCAGTTTCACCAGTTAAAGCCCATCGAACTGAAAAGGAAACATCTGCAGCAAAAGCTTCACCGGCAACTAGAGTTCTTGAAACCAAAGGAGCGGCAAGGACGTTAAGAGCAGTACCAGCACCACCAGCAATGGTTGTTTGGTCTGCTACGTCTGTATTGAGTTTTGCAGCAGTAGTTCCAGCGTCTTTTTGACGAAGAGCGTTTGCGCTAATTTCTAAGGTAGAACCATCAACCTGTACAGCAAGCTTAGATGCGCCGCCACCTGTGATCGCGCCAGCTGCGTTAAAAGCTGATGCTGCGATTTTATTCTCATCTACAGAATTAGAAGCCATTTTGGCCAAGGTGATACCAGCGTCTTTTACGCGAAGGGCGTTAGAGCTAATCTCAATCGTTGAGCCATCAACCTGTACAGCCGCGCCGGAAGCGCCTGAAGCAAGAGCTCCAGCTGCATCCATTTTGAGGCCAAGCTCATTAGAACCAGAGAATTTTAAGCTTGGGTTAGAAGCTTCAAGTTTGATACGTAACTGACCAGCTGAGTTGCTTGGGTTACTAGATTCAAGACCGCTTGCAGTGGCAAGATCGAGAGAAATGGTCTGACCAGTTACGGTGACCATATCGCCACCGATAATAGCAGCAGCAGAATTGAAATATACCCAAACCATTGGGTCAGTATCTAAAACAGCTACATTGCTTTGCTCAACCCAGCCCTGACCTGCTTGCGTACCAGATTGAATAAAGGTGTAGGCTCCGTTAATCTCATCTATAGGCGTAAGCGAGTCCATGTCTGGCGCACGAACAGCTGCGCCAGAAGCTTGTACAATATAAATACCATTTTCTTCAGGCAGAGTTTGGTTTTTAACCAATACGCGGTCGCCTGTGACAAGAGTGATACCGTCAACAGTATCGCCGTTTTCTAGCGCACTGGCAAGAGCTATATCTGCCAAAGAAGCAACGCGCACGGCCTGTTTAGGACGAAGACCTTGGGCTACAGCATCTACGTAAGCCTTTGTAGCGGCATGTTGAGGCGCTGTGGGGTCTGCCACGCTGGTCAGATTAAACCCACCCATGGACTGGGCAGCAGTAAAAGCGTTTGCGCCCGAAACAAGAATCGATTGTTCATAGCGAACTGAGTGTCCAGCAGCAGAACCGGCAGCCATTCCAGTAAGCTTAAATCCGCCCATTGGCAGATCGGCAGTAACTGTTACAGAGCCGTCTTTTTGTAAAGCAGATGCTATCTTGCCAAGATCAACGTTTGCGTCTGGCATCGTAATTGTACGAACCGTAGAAGTAGAAATACCAGAACTTTCAAAGGCAATTTTCTTAGTAGGATCAGCATTGTCCGAAATACGAAAAACAGAATCAAGAAAATCATTCCCGCCAGCAGAGGCTAAAGCGCTGTCGATACCTGCCAAGTGGGCCTCAACATCAGCAGAACCAGGTGTGTAATTGACCGGAGTGGCCTTGACCCCAATTAGCTGTGCGCCGGAAGTACCAACTGCAGATCCAAGCTCGGTTTCTGTAAAGTACCTGCTATCGTGAGTGTGATAAGCAGCAGCAACATCAGTTCCATCTTGTAAGGAAACAAGCCTGTCCAAAATAGTTTTGGTTAGTTCAGTATTGGATACTCCACCGCCCACCTTGATGGACAGCCAAACACCAGTGTTTGCCGTTATATCCAATCCAGTAGCTATTCCAGAAGAAAGCTCTAGAAGTTTTACGATATCTGCCATTTTATGCTCCGTTTACAGTTAAATTGTGGTTACCATTAAGATTAGTCCTTACAGCCGACCTATTTTCGTATCAAACATAATCTTCAAATCTTTTAAAAGTGGATTAAATTCGTTTTTTACAACAACACCAATGAAAACGATATGATCGCCTGCAACGAATCCGGCCATGCCGATTTCAGGGGTAACATTGGTTAAAAAACCGTCTTTTGCTACATAAAGAGCGTCGCCAACAGAAAAAGCTGGCAGATCAACCTCTTCTAGACGGCCACCGTCGTAGACTGATCCAAAAGCGGCATTTGGGAGATCTTCTCCAGCTACGCCCAAGAAAGCTTTTATATTTGCCACACTGGATACGTTTACCGAAATAAGTTGACCAAAAGAGTTCACTGCTACTGGGGTGCATTGATCTAAAGAGAAACCAGACCCATTTTGGTAGTTAGAGGTCAAAGATCTACTAGAACGACTTGTCGCATTTGTAGTATCTCCTCTAAAATTTGGACTATAGCTCATATCTGATTCCTTAGAAAATATCCCACCCAGTGCCGTTTGAGACAATGGTGAAAGATTCGTATTGAACTGTGGTTTGTTGAGTATTGAAGCCATCGATAAGCTCTGATCCATCTGCTTCAACGATCATAGGATTTGCAGAAGCGTCTACTTTCTTTAAAAAGAACACATTTCCAACTGCTGATGCAGCCGGAGGAAGACTAAAAGTTATAGTTCCACTAGAAGCGTCTGCTCGCAACATGTTGTCACTGGTCATCACTGTGTAGTCAACAATCTTAGTGCTGATAGCAATAGGACCGCCGATAGCATCATTGCCAGGTACGCCCATTGGTCCAGGAGGGCCTTGTACGCCTACGCCGCCGCCGCCGCCTGGGCCACCTTGGACTAGAATTTTAAACCCTAGACTGTCACCGGCAAAAAGGCTTCTGAGAATTTCAATTTGGTCACTTGCGGTACCAGCTGCTCCAACTTCGTTAAAATCTCGTCCATAGGCGAGTTCAATTCCATTTAGGTCTAGTTCTAAAACGCCTTGTCCTACTGTGTATTTTTGAGGTAAATTGCCAAGACGACTATTGTCTGGCAATTGAATTAGATCGCCTGAAATAACAGGAACGTCGATAGAAGCAGGTGGAACGCCGCCAGAAGCAACTATGTCAACGTATTCGCAATAACCAGGCTCATCAAGAAGAGAAGAAATTTCGCGAATGGCTTCGTCAAGTTTCTTAATAGCAAGGGTTAAACTGTCACCATCATTGATAGCAAAATTGCCTGAACCAGTACCCTGTTGTGTTACGGTTACAGCAAAAGGAGCGCCAACGTTAAAATTTACAGCATCGGCACATGTACCAGCAGATTTGTTGGTTACCAATACTTGCGCGATACCCGCTACAGTAGTAAAATCTTCATCATCGGTTGAAGCAAGAACAGTGGCAAGGGCCTGGGCCGTTTGCGTAGCAGTCTGACCAGTGCTGATAATCCATTCAACATATGCATTTACGAATGGGGCATTTGGCTGAACACCGGTCCCATCCTTGTTCACCCATACAGCGTATCTGCGAGAGTCAGCAGAAGAGTTGATGAAAAAATACTGGTTGGACACCATCGTGGTAGCATCGCCAGTTGTAATCGTAGTCTTCTCTGGTAACGAACCTGGATTGAGTGCAGAGGCATACTGTGGCTTGCTTGCAGATTCTAAAGGTGATCCGATATACTGAAGGAGCTGTCTGGACACTCCGTCGTCGATTTCTTCAGATTCGCCCAGTTCTAGCTCGGAGCCAATAAAGCGAACATACACTTTAGGTATTACGCCACCGTTATCTGCGCGAAGCAGGAACCAAAAGATATTTTCACCTTCTGGAACGTCTTCGCGATCTGCGATAAAAATGTGACGACCAGTAGAAGGGGCTGGGGAAGTAGAATATGAGCCAAAAGCGTATTTTGCTTTTGCACCAGCTGCACCCGTAGAAGTTCCGCCAAAGTTTTCGGTCAGGGTTATTTGAGAAAGGGAATCTACGGTTTGGATTTTGTAGTAGCCAGCATCCGTATCCGCACCAGCTTTTACCCAGTCGCCAGCAGCAAGAGGAGCAGTCCAAGCAACGTTACCAACTGAAGTTATAATTGCAGAGCCGTTTGTAAAAATAAGGTTTGGAGTTACAAGAACGCCGCGCACCAGATTCACATAGGCAACCTGGTTGTCATTCAGAGTGATATCGATAGAGGAGGGGTTAGCAAGAAGAACGTAATCAAGACGTGAACCAACCACTTTGAAATGAATGTCTTCATCCCAATTGATCAAGCCTGCGGTGTCTGCACTGTGTGAAATAATACCAGCGCCAGTTGAAATGGTGTTACCCAAATCCTGACGCAAGCTAGCAAGAGATCCTGAGGTGCCAAGGGAGTACCAATAGGTGGTCCCTTTGATCTCAAGAATCTGAGACATGACGGCATCCATCCAGTCCTTGAATGTGCCAAGCATTTTGTCACCACCATGGAATGGATTGACAGCGTTGCTATTCGAGGAAGGAGGGTTTTCTACACGGCCTTCGGATTGGGCGGTCCAGGGATAAACGTAAAAGGGGTTTGCGGTAGAACGGCCTGCCGTACCAAGACGAAAAAAGTCACGACGTGAGTCGCCTATATCCGTTACGTTGTTGCCAGCATCTGTGGTTACAGTGCAAATTGGCAAAACATTTGTGGCCCAGGTTGAAGCAGTGATCTTAATGCGATAGCGAAGAATTTGAGCGCGAGGGGCTACCTTTGTAGTTTCACTGTCGGTAGTAGGGTTCCAGATATACACCTGTGCAGAAGTAGTGTCATCAATAAAACGCTCATACTCAAGACCAACATAATTGATCGCGTTTGGAGCAAATGCGCCGTCAACAATAGTGTTGGTCGCAGAATTCAGAGGTTCAGGAGGAGTTCCGGCAGGAACCACCAGATAGGCTCCAGACTGGCTAGATCTGGTGTGGAGAACAGCTGCTTCAGCAACGAACATTTGGAGGGCGCTAGAGGCACCCCCAATAGCACCAGCCATTGAAAGCTCAAAGCCACGTAGTATGTAGCCTTCTTCTTCGCCAGTGAACAATGCCTTGACTAACTCGTCGAAATCATTGGACGCAGCAGATTCCAGAGCTCGCATGTCTGGTACATCAACTCTTTGCTGGCTAATCCAAGATACCCGTCTTTTTACTGCCATGATTTTGGTCCTGTTCTGGTCTTAGATAAAACTAAGATAGCCTTCTTCTCTAGTAAAGATTGTCTCAAGTCGCGGTTTTCAAGAACCCTTGCCTAATAGGTCTTTATCATATATGATATATCAAGGATGAATCTTAGTTGTAACACTCAGTGGAGGTAAGCGTGAGCAAATCCAGGCGCGACAACAGAGGTAATACCCGTGAACAAAAGCTTCAACACGAAAATGATAAGTTAAAACGAATAGTTAGCTTTCTTCGCAAACAATTAGCAAGAGTTGACTTAGACAGATCTGCCAATGTGCGCGATATTGTTCAGAAATATTACGAAAACGAAGATAAAGAGGCGTTTGCGGAAAAAGAACGCGAAGGCCTAGAAGCTCTACAGCGCGAATGGCAATGTTCTAAATGCGGTGAGGGTTATCTAGAAATAACGTTACTTAACAAGTTGGATTCATTGCATTATTATCGCAAATGTACGAGTTGTTCTAATCGAACCAAGCTACAGCCGTACAACAAACATGTTCGCGGAATTGTTAAGAAATAGCTATTTGACGCCCTCTAGAAACTTAGGGAGTGGGTTTTCTGGGTTATTGAAATACTGAGCAAGCAAATTCCCAAAATCACCGAATTTATTGACCATTTTAACCTTGAATTTTTTAATCACGAATTTGGTCAAAAAGCCTCGGCTTTCACAAGCAGTGACCATGTGGAAACGTAAGATCCAAGAATCGTGCGAGCTCTTGTCGCCAACCGTAAGTATGTAAAAAGACCAGTACAACCAATGAATTGGGTTGATGGCCTTGCCAGCAGCTAGCTTCATGGTGGCGGTTACATCAAAACGTCTTCCTAGCCAAGAGGATACGTGGAATTTTCCATAGTTACGGTTATTCCATACCCAGTTCACTTTTCCAAATTTCAAGATCTTCAGAGCGGTAAAGGCCAGTTTGTTCAGTTTTGCTTTTTTTGGATCTGTCTCGGATTCGTCAATTCCGTCACAGCGGACGTTTTTTCCATACTCAAGCACTTGCTGGGTCCATTCTGGCTTATCCAATATCATCGCAAGCGTTAGGAGGCCAAGATAATCGTCATGAGCCTGATAATCGAGCTCCTTAGCAACAGAACGGTCAATCAGGCCAGGTGCGTCAAAGCAAAGTGATACGGCTTCTATTAATCGGTTACGTTCTTTCTCAGTCAACAAGCCTTTGATTTTTAGACCAAGAGCATAATGGGCAGTGTAAAGGGTTCCATTGCCAGATACACCGTCGTTTTTACGATCAGAGTTCAGGCCGTATTCGTCTACCCAATTTTGAAATTCTGGCAAAAGTACGGTGTTTACCTGATTTAACTGATAATTAGGCATAATCACTCCTGTTTCTAAGATTGTGATGGAAGGGTTCAGCCTTGACTAACAGCCAACTATAGGCTACTGTTTAAATAGGAGAAAAGCATGGTTTATGAAAATATTATCACATTGGCAGCTCAAAAAATAGGCGTACCGATCTCTCTTTTAATGGCAATCTGCTCACATGAGAGCGGTCTTAAGAACGTTGTGGTGCCAAATGACGGTGGCAGCCCAAGTTATGGAATTTGCCAGGTAAAATCCGATACCGCAAAAATGTTCGGATATGAGGGTACTGAAAAAGAACTGATGACCCCTAAAAACAATGTCGCCGCAGCAGCAAAATATTTAAAATACCAGCTAGACCGATATGATCAGAATTGGTGCAAGGCATCTGCAGCCTACAATTCGGGAACTTATTTTCCTAGCAAGAAAAACCTTGGCAAACCTACAAATCACGCGTATATCAAAAAGGTGCGCAAATATCTTGAAGAAGAACTACATGAACATTTAGAGTGTAATGAATGAGCAATCATCGAAAAAACATATTTATAACTTCGGATTGGCATGTAGGACATGCTAACGTATTGATTTATGACAAAAGACCTTTCGAAGATCTAAACCACATGCACAGAGTGCTGGTAAATAATTACAACGCATCAGTGCGCGATGGAGATGTTTGCTATTTTCTTGGCGACATGGGTATGGGCAGTGGAGATGTTCTCAAAAAAGTGATTGAACGGCTTAACGGCACCAAAGTTTTGATCCTGGGTAATCATGACAAGAACACCTATTCAATGTACGGTGTGGGTTTTGACGTAGTTCTTAATACTGCTGTGATATACCTTGGAGATAAACGTATTTCCATGAGTCACTGTCCGCTTCCTGGGATCTTTCGAGAAGACGTTGCGAATATGAAAGGTGCCAAAGAAAACGAAAACTGGCATGGCGAGCATAAGAATCAACGATTTACTTCTCAAGATCTTACGGTAGACTTCCACCTTCACGGGCATATTCATTCCGATGGCAAAACTAAGCCGCGATCTACTGATCGTCAATACGACGTGGGCGTTAGAGCAAATGCGTATAAGCCCGTAAGCTTGAGCCTAATAGAATCTTGGATAGCAAACGAACAAATCAAGGCAAAACACGGAAACAAATAATGGTAATCGTAATCCTAAAAGACGGATATGTATTCGGATTTGAGATGGACGGCTTTGACAAAGAAGAAATGCTAGTAGAGCATTTTAATAACAAAAACCTGTCAAAAACTACCGTTCTTGATTTAAAGAGTAAGGGTCAGTTTAAGGTTGACGATATCCAGGGAATGGAATTTCAACCCGTTCGTGCGATCAAAAGAAAAAGCTAAAAAAGTCTTAAGAAGATCTGTCTAGTGCAAATAGTGGGATCTGGCCGACGAAACTAAAGTTAAGCTTATAAGTACCCCTCACCGCAGCGGTATGGCCTTCGTTAGACACCTTGCAATTGGGAATAAAAATAATATCTTCTCCAGTTGACCTGTCTTGTACGCGAAGGGATATGTACGGTGCGGCGGCAGCATCCTGAAACAAAGGGCGAAGCTCTTGCGCCTGCAGTCCACCGCTTTGCCTAACACGTAAACCACTCACGTTACCGCTTACTGAAATTCTGTTAGCGCAAATTTCTTGAGCATACATGGAATCAATACCATAAATAGCGGTTTCGTCGTAATCGACGGTAAAAGAAACGCTTTGAGCAACTTTATACAGCTTGTTGTTTAGGTATAATTTTATATGTGCCCCAGCTAGAATTATTGGTGCAGCCATTATTCCCCCCAAATTTGGGGGTTTTCGCTATATTGCGTACCCCACTTGCCGAGCCCAATATCTGATGGATACAGTACGGTAAAGATAATAGTGATACCAGTTGCAGCCACGCTCTTGATCAGATCCTGAGCGTAAATACGTCCTGCTACTACATCGGTAATATAAAATGGGTAATCATAACCATCACTGCTGATATCAGAAGCGGTCTTCTGAGAAACCAAGGCAACGTCTGTTCCGTTTGGGTGAAACTTTTTAACGTTGTAGGCAGGACTGATCAACAGTGTGGTAGAAGAAGGACGGGCAATGTAAGGTACAGGGCCTTCTTGGTGGCTAGTGCCGTACCCTAAGATTAAATTTCCTTGTTCGTCTGGGAACGCAGAGGCATTTGCTACACTAACAACTCTGGAAACAGATCCGTCTAAATCCTGAGTTAACAATGTTCCAATATGGCTTACGGTGAAAGGCTGGGTTAGATCATAGGCATAAGGGCCTTCCTGATTGGGAAGCAAAGAAACAGGATCAGAAGGATCGTGCAAGTGAGAAGAACCTCTACGGTCGCGACGTACCACCTTGGTAGCAGCAGGTAAAAATACCTGTAAGACCTTGGACTGTGTTTGATATGCGGCAGCATAGGAGAGTAAAGAAGAAAGGGTTTTCTTCACGGCCCTGAAGAACAAAACAGCATCATTGATTCCTTGAACCACAATTCCAGTTGTACCCAAAGGATTGAAAACCTCAAAATACTGCACACCAACTGCGCCTCCGCGTGAGGCAATAATTGTATAGCTGCCTTCGTTTGCAGAAGCGGAAAACCCGCCGCCGAATACGTTCACATAATCGTTTGGAGTAACCTTGCCCAGCTGTGGATTGGCTCCACCAGTCCATGTAAAGCGAATGTTACCGCCTGGCTGGAGGGATAGGGTCCATTGAGTAGACATGTTTCCACCAGCTGCCACAGTAGAATCAAAAAGAAGCTCATTCTGAGCGCGACCGCCTTTAATGGTTACGGAAGACGCTGGACCAATAGTATCAGAAAAGATTTGGGTATAGGGGCCATTACCATCGTCTTTTGCAACAGCAGTGCCAGTAAGACCGGCTGAGCGCAGCTCTTTGGTAATAGCATCTGCTACTTCCTGGGCTGAAGCCGCTGCTATGTTTTGAAATTCACCAGTGTTAAAAGTGATAATAGCATCGGTTTTTTCATCAAAATTGATCAGAAAAGTATCGCCATCTTGAAGATTGTACGGCGCAAATGCACGAGCAGAGGAACTTGCGCGAACAAATTCATCTCCAAAAATGGCACTCAAGAGATTGTTTATCAGATCACGAATCTGTTTACGGTTCTTTACTTCAATACCGATTTGCCGGAATACTTCGTCTGAAAGACCTACGGCGGGTGGACGAGAAATGTTAGCATCTGCCAAGCGCTCATCCAGATAACGACCTGAGGCCGTGGCGATATAAAGTTGGTCATTTACTGCGCGAACGTTGTTGATCAAGTGGGCAGCATTGCCTACAGCCAAGGCGTCGAGGACAGCATCTACACTTTTGCCCTTAATAGCAGGGTTTAAATATGAGCGCAGTCTTTTGTACTGTTCTTCTGGAGTTGTTATTGCCATTTGTTAAGTTCCAATCTGAGACACGCTAATATCTAGTCCTGGATCGAGGATTCTGGCTTTTTCGCCTGGAGCAATGAAGATAATATCGTGAGTAGAATCGTATTGCGGGCTGCTGATAGCTACTGAAACTACGCCTGGAACTGCTTTCACAACACTAACGATAGAGCTAAAGTCGATAGGAACACCAATTTTATTAGAGTTGATAAGAGAGCTTACGTTAGTTCTTACCTGTTCTGCAAGCTGAGCAAAAGGGGCTCCGGTGGCAATTCTAATATTGATAGAAACTTGAATTCGTCGGTCGAGAGGTTCGCGAACAAATATCTCGGCACCAGCTGCACCAGAACCTGGATACGTAGTGGAATCTCTAGGGTCACCGTAGACAATTCTATTGGCCTCACCGATTAGACCTGTATCGTATCTATAACTGTCCAGGCCTTTCTTTATAAGGGTGTTAAAATCCATCTTGTTAACAGAAATCAGTTGTACGCCCGCTGCTTCGTTGATCTTAGAAGACTGGGCATTCGTGTCGAATACGATTTGTGTACGTTGAGGAGCGCCAGCTTGAGCAGAAACCAGAAGTACGTGTTTGTAACCAAAATAGAATGCAGCTTCTTCTACGAAGACCGAAGACTCTCTGTTGTTCAGACTTGCATTGTCTACATTTGCCATGGTGCCAATAACGACTGCAGTATTGCGATCTATAACCTCATCAATCACCCAAGACCCTGCGTTCGAAAGGGTCAGAGTGTCTCCAGTAGCAACAACCTTATCGCCAAAAACCGAAGCTTCGATTTCAAGGAATTGCATCTGAGGTCTGTGGTCTTCCAGAACACTTCCAATAACGAATACCGCAGCTTCGTTTACGGCAGAAGGATTTGTTGCTTCAAGAAATGAACGCTTACCAGCTTGTACCAAAGCAGCAGTGAAAGGGGCCGGAACGTTGAAGTTAGACGCTGCAGTGGTTTCTTGGAAACCGCTAGTCGTAGAAGTAACTTCATTGTTTAGAGAAGTTGCTGAAATATCTGAAGTTCCAGTGATAGCTAAGGCAGTTTTTGCGGCTACCTGTGCAGAGCTATCGCCGCTGAGAATTGCTGCCAGCACTGGTGTTAGACCGCCTGGGGCTGGATCTGAGTTAGAACCGTTTATGTTAAACCATACATAGTATTGATTCACGTCACCGGCAGAGTTCAATAGGAAATACTTGCCTGGGCCACCAATAGTAAATTGAGCACCAGTAGGCATCACAAATCTTTCAATTTGTTGTTTCTTAGCGCCAGCAGAGATGACCATGAAATTGCCCTGGTTGGCAACGGCAAAGTCTGTTCCAAAACGTACCACGTCGCCTACTTTGGCATTTCCAAGACTTGGCTCAAGCCCTACGCCATTCCAATTTAAATATTGAGTATGATTGGTAGCGTTTACCTTGAAAGAAGTCGTTGCATCAAAGCCCAAACTGATCAGATTTGCAGGAAGGGTAACTTCTTCTTCAACTACATTAGGGTTTTCAATCCAGATACTATCGTCATATCTGCGAATTACGAGAAACTTGCCCTGGTTAAGTACAGCAAAAGGATTGCTCATGATTAGAGTGTCACCTTCAGATACTTCAGTAGAAGCTGAGAAATCAGAGGCGTTAAAGGATTGACCTACGATGGAAGCGCCTGATACGGTTACAACCAGTGTGCCAGAATACGCCAAAGCCAAAGTAGAACTGGGAGCGTTTGCGGTTACAGTGACAACAAGACCGTTAACAGTACTGTTTGCGCCTGGAACGGTGCCAATTACAGCCGATAGATTAGCAGCAGTATCAGCGGCAGTAGCGCCAATTGCAAAATTGGTACCGGCGATTAAATTCGTAATACCGATTGTAAACTGGTCACCTGCAGTGGAATTGGCAGAAAACGTGAAGGTTCCAGACGAGAATTCGTTTACAGAAGCAGAATTTAAAACTCGTAGGGTTTTACCGTTACTGGATACTCCGGTTACAAGGAATGTACCGTTGTTATCTGGATCAGGCATGTTGGCAACAGTAACCAAGTCTCCGATGGACAGGCCATTAAAGTTGGCATTGCCAGTTAAAACGATATACTCAACGTCATTGCCTCCAGTTACTTTAGAAACGTTGAGGGTTCCGCCGCCTGCGTCATTGAAATCTACAGCAGACAGTAGGAAGTCAGGGCTTGTGCCAACTAGATTCCAGCTGATACAAACCAAATTACCTTGTTTTTCTACACGAAAAGTATTTCCGCGTGATCGAACATGGTGTCTTGGCTTGCCAAAATAACGCTGATTGAGCTCTCTATTGTTAAACATAACAGTGGATTTGCCAGAAGCAGGACTATTCCCAATAATGGTTACACCGCTGTTAGAAGAAAGAAGCGTTTCTTTGCGTTGTTTTACGGTTGCTTCAAGTCGGAACCACTGATCTGAATGAACGCCCTGAGCAGATACGCGATCAGCAGAAACGCTCATTACAGTGTTGTTTAAACGGGTAGCAATATCTAGAACGGGAACTTCGTATTTGTTAGCTAAGCCGCCAATAATTTGCACAGCACCCTTGCTTCCAAGGATTTGTGTTGCTAGTTCTAGTCTGGAAGCACGTTCGGTTGTGCCGATTGTGCCTACAGTCGTGAAACCAGTTACTGCCAAAACGGAAAGTAAGCGTTTAACCTGTTCGTGAGTGGTAGGAACAAGTCTTACCTCCTCTGAACTATTGAAGGCATAGCCTACGTCGCTTGAGAGATCGAGGGGTTTCTTAAAAGTAAACTGAGGGCTTACTGACAAATCGTTAGAAGCAATCCAGTTAATACCATCTAAAAGACTTACCCTGTCATACGAGAAACCAGAATCTTCGTATGTGCTTTCTACAAAGACGCCTGAGCCGGAAGTACCGCCATCGTTCACGATAGTAGCGGTGACATAAAGGGCCAGGTCGGTGTCTACATAAGCTTTTACATCGGCTGCAGTCGTAGAAGCAGACGCATAAAACGATATTGCTCCTGGTACGAGAGTGGATTTATTGGATTCGGCTACGGCTGCGGCGGTAGGTCTTTGAACAGAAAAACTAGTGGGAGTAGGTGTGAACCCTACTTCTGAAGAAATACGGAAAATCCCAATATTCGCTTCATCAAATTCAGTTTGATTGGTAATATTTACATATTCACCGCCCGAAAGGGTTATGGAGGGATTGGTACCCAGTCCAGTCCAGGTGTACGTGACTTGGTCTACTCCGGCGATTGGAGTATTTGGGGTAACAGTGATATCCCATTCAGTAGAACCATCTACAGCGCTTGCTATTGCGGCACCAGAGGCTAATACGATACGGATATCAACTGAGTTACTTACATCTATATTGCTGGTGACAAGAGCGTTGGGACCGCCTGGGTAATCGTATCCTACGGTAATTTTTTCACCAGAACGACCCCAGCGTGCTGAGCGATAAAGCAATGCTGTCTCAGGAAGAGCGTGTTTTAATACTTTTTTTGCCTGCATTAATACTTTGAATTGTTGAAAATCAAAGCCAGGGCCAAAAGAAGATGCAAAGTTTACAACAGGACCGGCATCAACATCATATGCGTTAAAACTAGAAGGATTGTTGGCAAACGAAGTGTTAGTTACAGCTCTGCGATAGAACGGCATTTCAAAAGATTTAGCGGTAGTGTCGTTGTCCAAGACAACTACAGCAGTGTCTGAGAAGCCAAAGTCCAAGGGGTTGGCAATAAAGAAGCGATCATCAATGCGCATTCTGCGAATCAAAGCTTGCTCGGCAATAGTTACTACAGGACCGGCAATACTCTTGACCTGTGCGCATTCTCCGTATGGCTGTGAGTCTGGTATTGCGCCATAGGGATGGAGTTCGCAGATCAATTCATTAGGATCGCGACCGGCAAAAGAAATATTTGAAGTAACCGATGCTGTAAAACTATCTGGAGGATTGGCGGCAGAACCGGCAGCAAACGAAGAATGCACAAAACGAGGCAGCTGACCCTCACGAGTCCGACTGTCGTAAAAAGCTATAAGAGAATCTTTGCTCGTATTGCTCGTATTTGCAGGTAGATTTAAAAGTTTTCCTTCTAGGTCGGCGGTTACAACCAGTACATAACCATTGGTGTTTTTTGTCCTAGAGCGCACAACTATATATCTGTCTTCAAGAACAGAGAAAATCAGACTGTTGGTTTGATCCTGAAGCTCTTGGGTAATATCATCAAGGGTCTTAGGACCAAGCGTGATACGAAATTTTTGCGGAGCTAAAGTACTGCGAAGGATTACAAAGCCTTCAGAAAAAAGGATTCCAGATTCGGCTACGGCTGCAGCCCATTCGGCGGCGGTTACAACAATATCTAGCGTGGTGCCGGTCTTGGCATGTACCCGACCTTCTAGGCGGTTATTTATGTTTAACTCTTCAGACCAAATAATTATGTAGTCACCAACCACAACATTGTCAAATGCGCTTGGGATAGTGGTCACATAACGAACGGTATTAGTGGCTGGCTTGGTCACGTCTATAATCGTATTTCCAGCTACACCAGTAACAATGATTTCCCCTGGATTATCAATCAACAGCCAGATATGAGCATCTGCAGAAAAAGCAACACTTCCACCTGGAATCTCAAGAGATTGGATTCTAGCTTCAGTCTGGGTAGTTCCAGCTTCTAAGACATCTCCAGCAACCAAGGGTACAGCCAGTTCTATCTGGGCGGTATTTCTAGAAAGAATAAAATCAGAAGCCTTACCTTGAGCAGAAAGACCTGTTAGAGAACTAAGCATTCCCTTTGTAACTAACGAAGATGCTCCATCTATGACAACTTCCGCACGATTGTTAGAGCCTAGATTAGAAGTAATTCTCAAACGTTGGCCAACTACAGATACTGTTACTCCAGTAAGTTTTGCCGTTAGAACTTCTGCCCAGGAGTCTAGAGAGTTCGCAGAAGAAACACTGGTGTAAAGCCCTGTGGCAATAAAGTCGGCATCATAAACAGTGTAAGTAATAGCGGCAGTTCCATCGACCAAAAGAATGAGTGTGTCACCCGTAACAATGGTTGGCGACCACAAAGACTGCTCCTGCGTAAACACAGAGGCTGTTTTACCATCTTTGTTTAGGGGTATTTTGTTCTTATAAAGACGTAGGGTTTGGGTTTCGTTTTCTGACAAGCCCAGCTGTACAGAAGCGTCGCGCCCAGAAGTAGTGGGAGTGGAAATTTTTATATTGTCACTGCCTTCTGTTTTAGAGCGGAAAACAACATATAGACCACCGCCTGAAGTGGTAGCCTCAAAACCAAGTTCGGGGTTAGCATTCACAGAAGCCGTAACTTCATTGGCAGTAACACCACCTGGAGAGCGAAAGTCAGAAGAAGTAAACACATGCTGATAAGTGGTTTCGCCAACAATTAACGCCAGCGTATCGCCATCGATAATATCAAATGGAGCAGAAAGAGTAGAAATCAAGAATGCTTTGGTTACAGATGTTTGGCGTCCACCGGTAGATAATTGAAAAAACTGTTCACCACCGATAGCACTATTTACAATTGCTTCAAGCCCTACGCCAGTATTTTTGGCCTCATATCCAGAACCATCGTCAATGTAAAGAATAGCGCCGTCTGAATTTGACAATATGTCAGAGCTAACAATAGTGGCATCTTCATCAGAAGGAGCTGCTCCGATTACAGAATTTTTTACAGCAGTTGCCGTGCCAAGGCCACGAGATTCGATAGCACGTTTGATACGCACTCGAAGCTGATCATCAGTCTCAGAATCCTTGCCGGTAATAAACGGAAGGGTGTTGGTTACAGCAGCACCGGCAAAAGGAGGGTTTGAAAACTGCTTAATAGCGCCGCGCGGTACGTTTCCGTCAGCTCCAGGTGTCAAAGAAGCAACTTGCACATTGCCAACAGAAACTTCACCATCAAGAATTATAGCAGCAGTGGTTACAGCAAACTGAAGATCAGAACTAGAGCCTACAGCTGGAGAAACAGCGATGGAATTTACAGGAATAGAGCGATTTCCGCCCTGAGCTAAAATTACAGTCTCGCCTACGTTATGGAACTTAGTCGTAGGAACACTGAGATTGATAACGAAAAAACTACCAGAAGGCGCAATGGAGACGTAAGGAATTGGCCCTTCAATATTAGGGGTTCCACGACCAATATAGATTGACCCAGTGGCCGTCCAGGCGGTAGTATCGCTAACCTTGATAGAGGTAGAGCCGATATTTGGAGACATAGCGCCAGCGTATATCTTAGTGGATTTCTTGGTAAAACCAGTATCGGTAACAGTAACCTGACCAGTGGCTGGTTTTGCGGTAACAGGAGCTACACGATTCTCGATAGCCAAGCGCTTAAGTGTGTCACCGGTTGCACGATCTACAGAAAAATCACGGAGAATCTGAAATACGTCGCCAGATGCGCGAACAGTAGCAAGGGCTACAGTCTCAAAAAAACTGGTTACAGCTGATCCTACGTTAAAATCGTTAATACCCTGCTTAGTAGCATAGGTTGAGAGCATATCTGCAAGCACTGCTTCATAAGATTTTGGATTTGGCAAGTCACTCATAGTATAAAGATTGTCCTTGTAAGACTTATATCATAGCCTATATGGGCATTTGGAAACTAAGAGGGAAAACCCCTTGTTGACCAGCAATCATTACGCCCATATTGATTGACAAAGTTGGTCCATTAATAGTAATCTGAAGACTGTCAAGCCCTTGATAACGTGAGTCATCTTCGATCATTTTGTTAATAGAATTGTAGATATCCTGAACGTCCACTTCAGAAGTCATAACACCTGGTCTTATACCCATCCCAAACTCTGGATGGGTTATAAGTCTTCCTTTTGGGGTAGAAAGCTTGATTCTTATGGCTTGAATTAAATTAGTAATACCAGCAGCGTATCTAAAATCACCATAACTATTCGTTGCTAGATCGCCTGATTCGGTCAATAACCAGTCCACCTTGCTAAGCCCTACTAGGTCTACGGCCTGTACAGAGGCAGGGATCACGATATTGTCACTTTCAGGAACCGGTAAAGTGCTAGGAATGAAGATTTTTTGCTGACTGTTTACGGTGCCAGGCAGATAGGCCTGCATATAAGCAAGATCTGCAATCGTATATGGATCTAAATCAGCTTCTCCATCCAAGGTGACCAGAAAAGAAGTATCAGAAAGACGACCTAGATCTAAAATTCTACGAGCAGACTGGGCCTGAGCAGTTGATCCAATCAGTACGCGTTGTCCTATGTAAAGATTCTCTATGTTGTTTATTGTGATTTGCCTTCCAGTTGCATTGGACAGCAGTGATCGTTTAAAACCGTCTTCATCAATATAAGGATCTCTCAAATTATTCAAGGTGACGATTTCAAGCCATTTCTGAGCATCCCCAAGATAGCGCAGGGCAATCTGTTCAACGTTTTTACCAAAAGGAACTGGAACAAGGATTTTACTATTTGGCAGGTCAAAAGGAATACCTGCAGCATCGGCCAAGCCAGCTACGTATTCCATATTGGTTTTCTTGTTCAAATCGTCAATATCCGTAGTAGCAGTTAAAATATCATAAGACTGCAAGACTTCATACAGGGCCTTTAAAATACCGTATTCGTCCAGTGTCATGGACTGAATGCGTGATTTGGGAGGTGGGCGACCATAGATCTGACTGTAATATGCATCCCCTGCTCCAAAATTATTTGAGAGCTGGGTGGTTAGATCTGCAATTACGGCGCGGAATTCACGAAGATCGTCCACGGTAGTTTCGCGAGCATCTTCTATAATCGTATCGACAGCAAACTGCTGAGCATCGTTTAGCTGCAGACTGAACACGGGAACCATATCCATGAGATCAAAGTTGCGCTCTGGATTATCAAAAATATTATTAGAAGGATCTAGGGTCTGATTTATAGCGGCCTGATCGCCAAGTTGACCACCGGCTATAGCAGCAATGCTCAATCCCTCGGTTAGTAGAGAGCTTGTTACAATTGCAGATAAGGCAGATATAACCCTTGGATCGCTAGAAGATGAAGATATTGAATCCTTCAAAATCCTCATCGATTCCTTAATAGAACTAGAATAATCTTTCTGGATCTGAGATGGGAGGTCGGCCACGCTGGTAACTACGCCTGAAAGATCTTTTACAAACAATGCGGTTTGACGCAAAACTTCAAGAGGTTTTCCTACGTCAGATCTAACCGCACTAATAAGATCGATTGCAGCGGACATTGTACGGCGAGCTTCCGTAATAGTGCTCATAATACGCTGTAAAATACCCGAATCAATTTTTTGCAAATTTGGTACAACAGCAGAGACCTTCTCCTGAAGATTAATGCGTCTCCAGGCCTTCAACTGCATTACGTAGGTGACTTCCATCGCTTTGGCAACGCTTTGTTGCCAAACAAATTGCTCTGGAGTAACTACATAAGAAGCGTTCTGCTTAGGAATATCGAATACCAAGCGCCAGCCAGCATTGTCAGGTTTTTTCTTGGCTTCTGCATATTGTTCGAGAAACTGCTGAAGGGCCAGTGCGTGGTGGTAACCAGTGCTCGATGAGCCTTCGGGTGAGGTTTCAGGGCGCTTTGGGCTAGGCTTGCTTGCCGGATGTCCAGAGGTAGCTGCGTTAATAACACGATTTACTTGACCAAACAGGTTACCTACTGCCTCAATAGTTCCACCAAAAATAGATTCAAGGACGGACGGACTTTGTGGGGGAGCAGTCACGCTCTGGCGATAAGGCCATACTCCCATGGTTCCCGTGGCGTTAATCGTCTTAAACCTAAGACCGCCGTGTTCTTCCAGTATGCCTTTTAAGGTAGCGGTCGTTTGAATAGCATAGGAATCAGTGATGCTCAGCTGTTGAGGGCTAATAGGAAGGGTAAAAACCCATTTTTTACTCAGTGTTTCAAAGTTAACTATTGAATTATTCTGACTATTTGAAACTGTAACCTTGGCAGTATTTCCACCGTTTACCACCCGATTCCCCTTGCGAGTGTCAATAACAAGTAATCGATATGGAAACAGCTGGTCCCATCGCTTAGGCTCAATATGAATAAAAGGAAAAAAAGCAGATTGAACATTGCTCCAAGGCATTGAACTTGCTTGGTTATTTTGAGTATTATTCAGATCCCTGACAAGTGCTTGAAATTGCTTAGAGAGATTGTCTGCAATTCCAGTAGGTTGAGGGGTGAATAGGATGGACATTTGTTTTTTTATTCCTTCAATATAAGATTATGTTGTCAGGATCAGACCGTCCCTGATATAAGATTATCACATGAAGACCCTATTTTTACTGACATTTTTGGTCCTGTTCACATCCTGTAGCTCCCCTGTTCCTAAGAACGAACCTGCATATAAAGGCACTGACCCAAGGCTTCAGGAGTACAAGGATGAGTTTATGGAGCTGGCTGTTGTTCGTGGGATCGTCTTTAACAGAGATGTGACCATGGGATTCGCCAATACTCAATCTGATGCTTCTGGCGGCGTTATAGGAATATGCACATATGGCCATAGATGGAGAGAAATCGATATTGATGAAAAATTCTTCAAAAGTAGAGGTTATCTCCAAACAAAAGCTTTGATATTTCACGAGTTGACACATTGTTACTGTAATCGCAATCACACTTATGGCAGCAAAACAAGGATTCAATATCCTGATGGAATTTTTGAAAAAATTATTGAAAAGTTAAGAACTGAAATAGACGAAACAGAAATACCCGAAACAGAGCGTCCTTATTTTGAAGATGGCTGTGCAAGAACTCTTATGCACCCAGTCGTAGTAAGTAGTACTTGTATGTTCAATCATTACGATCACTATGTTGATGAAATGTTTAACAATTGTAGAGTTTGGTAATCAATTTTGCTATAATCAATATGATGACTAGAGATGAGCAACAAATAGTTTCTGAAGTTTACAGTAAATTTGTCCAAAGCGAACATTTGAACTCTTGGGACGATCTAGACGATAGCCTTTGTCTTTTGGAGAGCCTGACAAATGTCGAATTGGCGAATGAAGCACAGGTTTTATTCGACACGCATAGCACGGGAAACGTTCGCTGTAAGCTAAATCACTCTCCTAAACTCTGCATGGTTCCCATGCTCATGGAGGCGGTTGCGGCTATATTAAAACTTTGGAATGAAACCGGAATGCTACATATAAAAAATAAATACGTCTTTCAATATTATTTAGCCTTATCCCACGTCAAGTTTATTGTTTTAGATTAAGACTTTGTACAGGCGACCGTTTTCTCTAGGTCTATATTTAGACGGAACGATGCCGTTCAAAATAACAGATTTGCCATTTATAGATTTTACGGCTCTTAACAATTCTTCCTGACCTTCTGCTATTACATATACCAGATCGCCCACGGACAAAAAGCTAGCATCCCTAAGGTGAAGAGTTGCCGTGCTAGAGGCTGGAGCGGCAAACAAGCTTACTCTTATAACCGTTTCATATAAAGCCTTGGTTTCAATAGCGCTTGCGGCAATCTGATCTTGAACTTGGGAAGATGTTTGAAGACCGTTCAAAAGGGTCAAAGATCCGCCTAGAGTATTGAGCCTTAAAACCAAAAAAGAATAGCGCTGTCCATAGAAACCGCTGCTCGAAACTATATCCCCAGTGGTTAAATCCTGATTGATTGATCCCAGGTTCAAGTTTAGCTCACCAAGCCTGCTAGTGATATTTGTCAAACGAGTGTTCAGCGCTGTCTGTAGGGCGGTTAGCTCTGAAGAATGCAGCTTTGTAGGCGCTAACAGATTCGCATTGTAACCGCTAAAGCCTGCACAGGTAGTCTGTCCGTGGGCGGTATTGAAATCCGAATAGGCTAACCACAAATCCAGGGCAGGAACAATAGTATTATTAATATAATCTATGGCCGCCTGATTCTGGGCTTGACGACCGATATTCACATCATTCATTACGATTACAGCGGCTTCTGCAAGCAGTAAACTTCGAAGTTGGTTTACAGTATTCACTAAATTTGTTTTTAAGGTTTCCACCGCTGGATAAGAAGAGATTACATCCGGTCCAGGTGTCCAAGTTTCACCATTCAATATACAGGTAGCCTGATCAGTATACAAAATGTCAGAACAGGTTCCGCTTGCCTGACATTCTTGGCCAGACGTGTTCTGTATGTCTGCATAGGAAGAGGCGCTAGTGATAAAAGCAAGAGCCGCGTTTATAACATCGCCCTCTTTTGTGGTAGCATCGTAAGTTTCAGAATATTTCTTACCAATGGCAAAACTGAGTGCGTATGGCTTGAACCTAACCCATATATTGCTATAGGCAGCTAAGCTAGGAACAGAAGTCTGAACATCATTGGGAAAAAAACTATTTCTCAATATTCTTTTTGCGGCATCTTGTATGTCAGTTTCAGAAATTTGAGTACGAATCTGACCAGTTAGATAGTTTGACTCTAGCTGATAGGCGTTAACAAGATCATTGACTGGGTCAAAAAGACGCTTATTGGCCTGGTCTAATTTGTAAATAGAGTCTACCTGAACCTGAATCTGTTCTTTTGCGGATAGCAATCCTTGAATTTCTTTTTCCGTATTTACAATTTTTAGAGAAAACGCAATACGGTCATCTTGTGACAATGGCATTAGTGTACCCTCAATGGGTGTATATAGAAACTAGCTAGAGCCAGCATAGCACTATCTTTCTCTTCGTCAGCGCCATTATCTAATATATTTCTTAATTCTTTCAAAACAGCCTTGCTGACTTGCTCTATGATTTCTGGAGGAAACACTATGATACCGTCCGAAATATAAACTTCTGTCCCAATCTGAATCCAAAAGCCCTGTTCGGCAATGCGAAGATCCGTGGCAGAATACCTATAGGGGTTTTTTTCACCATTTTTCTTTTTAGACATATTGCCCCAATATTAGCCTGAGTGTTATCAGTGTGGTTAAATCGTAGAAAGTATGACAAATCATAACCGTCCCTACTCCATATTTTTCCCCTAATTTAGTTACTATTGGAATATAAAAAGACAAAAGAAATGCTGCTATAAAACCTTGATAGGTATGGCCCATTCCAAAGGCAAACATAACCGCGATGGTTATTGCCATTCGGACGCGATTGGCAAATTTACTGTCATTGAAAAAAGAAAACAGAAGAACTAATGGTAAAATATGAACCATGTCTTCCCAAAATACAAAAGCTGTTGCTCCTAGAGGTATCATGTCTATAGCGGCCTTGGTATCGCCTGGCAAAAAGTCTATAATTTTTGGAAAAATACTAAGCAAGACCACCCTAAGAACAGTGACCATGGCCATAAGAGAAAGGAATCGTTTTACAGCCTTTTTCTCAATTCTTACAAATTTTCCGTAACCAGCCCTGATCGTGGCGAACAATATTACAGTGCCAATGATCCAAAAGGGGAACATGTTTATCGCCATTTCTTTAAAAGTCATGTTTTCTCCTATCTTATTGTATCATTTTACTGTTATTTTGCAAATACAGAGGTCGCATAGCCAGAAATTGGAAAGCTGATTACGGGCATCCCAAGGTTCCCAATCCCGAGAGTCATTGTGAGCAGGGTTAAAACAGGCAAGCCGCCCGCGCCGCCGAGATAAACAATTCCATCGACAATCACAATACTTCCCTTGATCTTTACCAGGCTTTCTGCTTCTAAGGCAACAGTGCTGCCTTTCATGTCAAATTCAGACTCAGACTTCATCGTGATCTTTTGGCATTCTAAAAGAGCAGATCCAGTTGCTTTAGCGGTTAACATATCGCAATTTAAGGTGAAATCCTTTTCAGCCTTCAGATTGATATTTTCAGTGGTCGTAACCTTAAAGCTTTTCTTGGAAGTATTCTCAATATTATCATCGGCGATCAGACTGGCCTTGCCACTTTTGTCAAGACGCATTTTGATAGTTTTGTGATCAATCTGACAGGAACCATCTTTTTCTATCTTGACAACGGTTGGACCTTGTGAAGAATCTGTTATCTTGCCATCGTTGTCGGTAGCACCCTTGAACGTAAACGTGCAGCTGCCATCAGTAGCCACCTTGATGTTACAGCCATTGTATTCGCCTTCTAGGTAGGGCTCTTCGTTCTTCAAGGTGGTCTTACGATCTGGATGCGTCAGAGCTCCAATAATTACAGCCTTTTCTGACACGCCGTCTAAACACAAAAGAAGGACAATGGCACCGTTTTGGCCTTTGGTGTTTACGGCATCGCCCTTCTTGGTCTTCTTCTTGGTCTTCCTGAGAGCTTTTTCAAAAAAATCTGCAACAGAGCCTAGGCCTTCAGCAGACATACAGTTCCTATAAAGAATAGTAGTCACACCCTTGTCTTCGTTCTGTTCGATAACGGTTACGTCATACTCAGTAGTAAGCTTTGATTTATTAAGATCGTTGGAGACAGGGTAGGCTTCCTTGATCACACCAATGCGAAGTGCAAGGTTTTTATAACTCTTATTAAAGCCCGCCATCATTTGGCTAGGATCACTGCTTAGCAGGCCGTGCGGCAATACTGCTCCATTCTTAAGTTTCATTATTTCTTAGCCTTTTTCTTTTTCCTAAAACTACGAAAAGCAGGTTGGGGAAAAGATTTGTTGGTAGCCTGTTGAGCATCTACACTGCCATGTCTTTTGATAATATCTTGAGATTCAGATACTCCTGGCAACATTTCTTCATTGTCAAAATCCCTCTTGCGCTCAAGATCGGCAGCCGTATTTGTCATTTCAGCGTAGCGAGTGCCTTTTGCCGAACTGTCGATGCTAATACCACTGCTCACATTGATTACAGATCTAAACTGTCTAGCACCTTTTGGCCCAACAATAGCGGCAGAGTGCGTGATCTGCTCAATGTGATACACAACACTGTCTAATTCTAGATTATCGCCTACCGCTATGGGGTCTACTAGGCCAGCACAGGTGATTGTTCCGTTAAGCTTAAGATGACCGCCAATCAAAATATTACCCATAACCCTTGCCCATCCTGGACTGCGATAATTTTTATAAATAGTAGTAGGCTCATCAAATTGAGTTGTTACGATATAGGGTCTTAGTCCACTGCGTTGAACATCTTTGATATCATATACGTAGTTTACCTGGCCCAGCTGCTGGGCAATATCAGCGCCTTCTTGACCAACGGAAGATCTACCGAAATATTGAACAAAATTCACACGAGCGGCTTCTTCTCTGCCCAAATCTTTATCCATGATCAAAGCTGGGTTGACTTTCCATCTGGGCAAATTTAAAAATTTTGTGTTGGCAGCGCCTTTGAAATCTTCCGTACTGAAAGGCATCTGTCGGAACACCAATGTAGGCATCACTTTATTGCCTGGATCTGTACGAAAAGCAGTATACATTTCATTCAATGGAGCGTTAGTGTATTGATTCAAGATAGCCCAGGTTTTTATTTGGTTCCAATACTCTGCCTTTAAAAGAGTGTCGCCTTGACATTCAGTTGGAGTGTACCAGAAATTCTTAAATTTTTGCCTAATACCTGCCGGATTAGTACCTGAACCAACAGACTGTGCAGAACCAGAAGCATATTTCTGGATGCCAAAAAGATATATGTAGATGTCTTTAGCGGCCTTGGCCCCCTGTACGCCTAACAATCTTCCTACAAGGTCTGGAATGAAAAAATGCACATTATGAGTCTTTAGACCTGACTTGTCCGCTTGACCCTTACCTTGAATGCCGGTACCAATAAAACTTTGGATCAAAACCGCAATAACGTCTTGAACGTTTGTTAGACCCTTTTTGCCGACAAGGTTGGCCCAATCTTTGCCGATAAAACTGGCAAACAGAAGTTCATTCTTCTTGTCTTGATTTGGATCGATTAGATAGGGATTAAAATAAATAGTATTGTTGAATTCAGTGAAAGCAAATCCGTTAATCTTAAAAAGAACAATTTTAGTGCCAGTCTGCGGATCTGTTGTTTCTATTTCTCTTACGCCCTGTACTTTAAAAATGCCCTTAAAACCGTCCGTAGGACCATTGATGGCTTGCTTATTAAATGCTTTCTGGGCTACGCGTTTAGCTTCGGCTTCCCAATTTAACATGTTTACTAAAACGAAATCTCCTGGTGCGATTGCAGTAAGATAGTTTACATCGGTCATCACTAGAGTGGCCGTCATAGAAGGTGTTAGTGCCCCTTTGCTTCCGGTCGTGGTTACAGATAGACAGTCGTTTTCTACAATAAGAGGATCGCGAACTTCAGTTGAAGCAACATTTGCGTTTCTAAGAGTATCTCTATTTTCCCATCTTACAAACGTAAGAAGCCACGCAGGACTTACCTGGTGAACGCGATTAAACTCGCTGTCACTGGTCCCGATAGGATCTATGTCGAATGTGTAGGCTCTATTGTCTGTCATGATTATTGGGTGGGCTTTCCGGCCTGATCTTGATTCTCAGCGCCACCCAGTGCCGCATATTTATTAAGAATTTTTTCGAATGGGCTCAAGTCTTTGCTTCCCTTGCCTTCTTCTAGGGCTTTCTGAAGCTCAGCATTCATTTCTCGAACCTTATGGGTAAACAGAGCAGCGGATTTGGAAGCAGCATCCATGCTACCACTCATTTCGTTAAAATTTTTCAATACCGTTCCAGCATCTGCTGCCATCGCTTGGATAGTACTGTCTTCCATGCGACCAGTGTCTCTACTGCCCAATCGGCCTTCTACAGCGGTATCACCTGGGGCTCCTGGTCCGTATTGTTCTGCACCTGGTATTTTCCCTACGCTGCCAAAGGTAAAAGCTTGCTGTTCTCGCTGTCCTTTATAGCCCAACTCTGCAGCGTGGAACATACCTAGATTGGACAAGTCTTGCTGTATGTCTTTTGGAAGTTTGCTATAATTTTCGTCAGTCGGACCCTCAACACCAATATCCTTGAGCTTGCTACGAATTTTGTCTCGTAGGCTGTCTGATTCGCTAAAACGGCTTACAGCGCCTTCATTTACATTAGAAATTCTCTCTATAATATCTTTTGTATCAGTCTTAAGAAAGTTGGCAGCGCCTTTAATCAAGAAATTGCTTTCGTTAAGTTCCTCTTCTTTAATCTGCATGATTGCCTGCTTTTGTATTGTAGAAAGCTGAGAAAGCTTAGAATCTCTCATAAAGCCAGCGGCCCGCATAACGCCACGAGGGCCAGATGTTGTGGAAGAAATTTGCTGATATTGCTCATAGGCGGTCTTTGAAGCCTCAATACCCTTGGTGGTATTTTCAGACAAATATCTGCCCAATCCACCAGAAATACGCTCAAAGTCACTATCGGTTTTAGCACCAGAACGACCTATAGCCTCCGCAGCGACTGCGGTGAATCTGCGATTTTCTTCCGCAAATTTACTATCATCTAAACCTAAACGCATACCTTCAGACAAAATCTTGATGGTCGCCTGCTTAGTAGCTTCGCCTGATCCTACGCCGCCTGAAATACTTCCCATAATCTGAGAAGCGTTTGTAAGGTCGAAGCCGCGCTCCATCTGATTTCCAAGAACAGACCCTCTTGCTGCGCGAGTAGAACCGCCTGCCGCAAGAATTCCTGAGCTCATCTGTTGAGACATCTCTGGAGTGAAACCGGCATCAATACCCTGTTTTAAGAATCCGCCTGGGCCATAAAAATCTCTGTTTCGCATTCCCATTCCGCGCTGAGAGCCAAGTCTTCCCTGGAAATCCTGTTCATATTCAGAAATAGCTCGTTGTTTAAAGGGATTCATTTTCTTCTGAGCCTCTAATGAGCCCTGGAAACCGGAAGAAAGCTCTTCTGCTATCATAGATTGATATTGATTAGACATAGTGCTAGAAAATGGAGAAAGAGCCAGAGCCCGTTTTCTCTTGTCGGTTAGAATACCTCCTACGCCGTATGCGAAACCCCCCATACCACCAAGAATTCCGCCGCCTAGTGCGCCAGCCGCAGCGCCTGGAATAGCGCCTACGCCACCGGCCAAAGATCCTAGGGCAGCACCGCCCACAAAACCAGATCCGGCACCTCCTGCAATTCCAGCGCCGGTAGATTTAAGAATGCCCATAGGCAAACTCATCAGATCTGCGTTCTGAGCATTACGTGATTGAGCAAGTGCCATCTGAGCAGCCTTGGCACGCTCAGGATTCCACATCTGTTCAAACGCTGTACGTTTGCTGTAAATATTCCCTACATCTCTTCCCAGCACTCCCTGAACAGCATTTCCGGTCGCTTGTTGGGTCTGAATTGGAGCTTGGCCAAAACCACGATACGTATCAACGCCCATTTGACCAATAGTTCCTACACCGGCCATCAGAGAACCAAACGTACCCAGAGCTGCACCTGGATTGGCTGCCGCCATACGCCCGCCTGCAGTCATTGCACCGCCCATGCCACCTCCCTGGTAGGCATTCATTAGGCGCTGAGCACCTTGGGGTGTTGCATTTTGGCGAGCTTCCACAAGCTGATTTAATTGAGCGTCACGTTGCTTATAAGCCTGTTTGGCTCTAGAATTGTTTTCTTCCACTCGTGCAATCTGTTCTTTGAGCTTAAGCTCTTCAGCAGAATCCTTAACCGCCTGTTTTTGCAGTTCTTTCATTTCTCTTAGCTTGCCAGTACGCTGTTCGATTAGTTTAACAAGTTGTTGTTGACCCTTGGCTTCTTCCTTGATCATCTGATCAAGCTCACGGCGGGCTGATTGGGTAGATCTTTTGTAGGCTTCCATGCTTTGTTGAGACATGCCGCCTGGGGTGGAGCCGCCAGCTCCTCCCATGCCTATGCTTTGAAGATTTTGAGCGGTTTTTTGCTGGTCTTTGGGCGTGTAAAGCTCTTTCAGCTTGCGCTGCATAGACTCAACACTTTTATCAAAGTCGGAAGTATCGAATTTTGCTGAGATAATTAATTCTTTACGCATTTAGTCAACCACTACGCTTACAGACATGAAATTCCATCCGTATTTAAGATTTTGTACGATCTGCCCGACACAGGCCTTTCCATTGATTTTATTAGCAATTTTGTAAACTAGCATAAATATCTCACCTTTTAAGATTACGCTCATGCCTCGTATCACTATTTATCACGTAATGGGCTTAAAACAGACCATATTCTATTGCTTGACTAATCCCTGCGATTCCCGTAGTATCTACAGAAGGAGATAAAAAGTGCATAAAAACAAAAAAAGCCAAAAGATCAGGAAGTTTTCTTTACTGGACAGTCTTCCTAAAAATGAGGAAGAATTCCTTAAGCGGCTGATTGCACACTCCGAAAAAATGATTAGCCCTAACAATACCGAAATCGACATGTTCTTTAGGGGTCAGGCTGACAGACAGCGAGCCAAACTGGAAAATTTGATAAAAACAAGAGCAATACACAAAGAAATAAGATATAATGGAAGATGCTCGAACATTTGGACATAATTCTGTTGTATTTGCTTATGCTTGCAATAGGGTTTATGTTTGTGGTATTGGTGTTCAGGTCCATGGGAAGCTTGATCAAGTTCAAAGCAATACCACTGTGCAAAATAGGGGTTCACAAAATGTACAGACATGAGCATGGCGTTAGAAAATCAAATTACCATTGCTCATGGTGTAAGAAGACTAGAAAACACCCTAAACTTAAAATCGTTCATGGTAGCAAAAAATTCCCAATGGCCAAATAAAAGGTGTTATGCAAAAACTACGTGTAAAAAAACTTCATCCAGATGCTGTTCTTCCCAAATACCAAAGCAAAGGTGCGTCTGGTTTTGATTTCGTTGCTGTTGAAGATGTTCGAATTGGTCCAGGAGAAACCAAGGTCGTATCGACCGGTATTTCCTTGGCCATAGAAGAAGGGTTTGAAGTTCAGGTTCGTCCTCGCTCTGGGCTTACTTTAAAAACCACCCTACGAGTGGCCAACACCCCTGGCACTATCGATTCAGATTTCAGAGGGCCAGTAGGAATCATAATGACAAACTCTCTAACCATTAAAGATAACAAGGATGTGATTGTCAAAAAAGGTGATCGAATTGCACAGGGCGTAATCGTTCCTGTGGTCCAAGCTGAGATCACAGAGGTCGATAGCCTGGATGAAACTGAACGTGGATCTGGTGGATTTGGTTCTACTGGATCAAAAGGATAATATGAGATACTTAATGCTACTTTTACTGGCTCTTGTTGTTACCGGTTGTGCTAACACAGAAACCGACCGCTGTCGTAAGAAAGACGGCGTTACTCGCTGCGAGCCTAGAGAGCCTAGCGAACCCCGTGGTCGCCTCTACAACTAGAAAATAATCAAGCTTCTTGATTGTCCTAATCGGGACAATTAAGAGGCTTAAATACGTCTATTTGTCCTAATCGGGACAATTAAGAGGCTTAAATACGTCTATTTGTCCCGATTCGCGTCCAGGTTATAGATTCTTTTCTTTGAAGATGCTTTTGATGAAGCTAAAGATCCAGCTAAGAGATTGCCTCTTGATACTCATAAGCTCTTGCTCAGTTCCTACAATCTGACCTTCTTTTACGAGGTCATCAAAATAATCAAAAGCGATCTGTTTTAGAGAAGCGGGATATTCCACAACATAGCGTTCATCCTTAGACAAAAGTTTCTCTAGTCTAATAGGTTGAAGCAGGTGGGAATAGTCAGGGCCTTTTTCTTTAGGCGCTTTGTCGCCTCTTGATTTGGTCCACTGAGTCTCTTCTGCCGTAAAGACTTCTTTGTAACGAGAGCCTATAATCTGCACTACGACTCCCTCAGGGTGCATAAACCCTAGGGCTAATTTGGAGCCATTGGTCTTTAGATCATCCATCGCAATTTTCACTTGACCAAGATCGAATTTTCCTTTGTAGAGAACCGGTACCAGGACGGTCTGGGGAGGAAGGATCGCAGGGTCGTATCGCCAATAATCAAACAGAATAAAAAACTTTTCCTTAAGCCCTTCGCCGGAATTAATCCCTAGACCAGCCCATTCGCCAAAATGCTGACCAGGACCAAGCTTCTCTACAAACGCTTCTTTATTGGCATATGCGAATGCAGCAAAACCATAATTGTCGTCGCCAGGAACAATCCATCTAGTGCGTGAGCCGCAGCGAAAATCAAAGTATTGACCATTTAGTTCAACAATACCCACGTCTTTATTGGATTTTCTAAAAATCGCAATTTCTGGGTCCAATGGTACGATCATAATTTGGGCATTAGAGCCGTGGATTTTCTGGGTGATAGAAAATTTGACGGAACTAAGCTTTTTAATCTCGGGAAAGGATTTGAATTCCATGGCAACCTCTAGATAGAAGTGTTCAAAAACGCGTTTACAACAGCAGTACGAAGACGACCTACTGGTGTCACTTCATCGAGCTGAAGACTTCCAAGGTCTTCACCAATTGCATTGGCCACCGTCATAGCAGTAACAATAGACCCCTTGTTTAGGATATAGCCGCCGCCAGGACCGCGTTTTACGCTTACAATGCCAGCTTCACGCAGATTGCGCATAATCTGTTCTAGGAAGTTTACAGTGGTTCCAACGTCAACAGTCATATCTACCACTCTGGTAGGACCAGTTTTCGTCTTGAGAATATTGACCGCGTTGATTCCAATTTCGAGTTTGCGAGTGAGTTTCATTGATTTCTCCTTAAATTTAGTATCTAGATATAGAGTAAACTAGTTTTATCGGCAATGCAAATCATATTCAGAAAATTGCAAATATGGTCTACATTATTGGTATATAGCCGAAATCACTACCAAATAGCGATTGGGCAGGTTACAGTGACTTCTGTTTCTTCTTTAATATCAGGGCTATAAAGGACACTGCGGTAGATTTTGCGAACCATAGGCTTGCCGCAGAAACTATTCGGATTCGGTAGAGTGCTGGAGCAACTGCTCAAAAGGAGGAGCGCCAGGAGTGGGATTTTCGACAGAAGTGTAACCATAAAACTTGATTAGTCCTTTCATTGATTTTATCACATGAGCAGGATAGTTGTCAATCTCGCCAATCCAATAAGCAGATACAATACAGGGAACGCCGGTCAACATAGATATTGCTGAAATGGCGTCTTTGGGATTTTTATGACCCTCTCTCTTGTACCAATCCTGCGCTATTTTCTTGCTACCTTTATATAACCCAATATCTAATCTCATTTGTTACTCCTGATTGTACCTACAAGGTTAGAATAGTCGATAAAACTAGCCAGGGCAACCTTTTTCGAGCAATGTTTTTATTTCGTATTTGTCAATATTTTCGTTAGGAATAGTCTTCCTGTATTGCATCCAGCCACGAAAATTCCCTGATTGAAAATCTGGCTCGAACATCGCCATAGCCTGATGCTCAGATGGAGATGCGTGAATTGGAGTGTTACCCAAAAGACGCTGATACAGGTCGAGATCCTGCTGAATAGTAGACTTGGTCCCATCGTGGTTCATATAGGATACGCGAGCGCAACGGGCCACTGAACGCTTAATCGCAAGGGTCATCGCTTCTTCTTCGTCTGCTACACAGGACACCCCGTACAAAATACTGCATTCAGCCAGAGATTCCTTGTCCATAAAGGGAAGGTGCCAATATCCAGGGTTTACGGTTTTAATATCAATTGAAGAATAGAGATCATACATCTTAGCAGCAAGAGCGTGGATCTCAGGCTGAGCGTCTGGGTGAACACGCAGAGCAAAAAAATTATCCCACTCTGTAGCTGTTACTACAACGGTAATATGATTCCAGGGCTCCAGCACGCGATTGGCGACCTGTTTATGAACCCCAAGTCGGTCCAAAATAGAAGCTGCAATACAAGCGGTATGTCCTAAAGCCTTCCATATGAATACGGCAGCTTTCTTTTTTAAAGCAGACACTTCTTCTTTTGCTTGCATACCAGGTCTGTTTGCGCCGATATGAATCGGTATCACCATGTTAGAACGAACCATTGCAATTTGTTTCTTTACAGGTATAGCGCGGGAGCTTGATGCATTACGAGACAAAACTCTGTGCGTCATAAATTCAGCATGGATAAAGCGAGGGTAGGTAAGAACAAAGGTTGTTATGCGCTTACCGGCCTTGGACATAGAATCAGCTACGATTTTGACTTCGATCATACACACTCCACGGCTATACCGTACATTTTAGCAAGATCGCAAACCTGAAGAACGGCCAGATCTTTGCTGTTAAAATTACCAACATTCTTAGCGTTTAAATCAACGGATCGAAAAACCATATCGTTGAACTGAGCGGCTTTAGCAGAATCATCTAGTAGTTTGGCTACAGCTTTACGAATAGCGTCAGGATTGCTGAGTTTAGTTTTTAAAGTTTTCATTAAAATCCGTCACAGTCTTCGTATTCTCTCATCTCTATAGCCTCATAACGAAAAATGGCAATTAATTTATTCTTTTTTGCCATTTTTTCTTCTGTTTAAGTAAATTTTAGTTGCCGCATAAACCCCAATTGCTAAAAAACCACCAGGCACAACGATGGCAACTGCCCATATGAGCACTGGAAGTTTTTTAAATGTCTTTTTGGTTTCTCTAAAAATCTTTTTCACTTTTTAAGGCCCCATTTTTTGACCAAATATTTCCTACGTTCTCTTGGGATATACTTAGAACTCATAAAATTTTTACCATTTAAATGTTCGATCTCATGCTGTACGCAAACAGCGTGAATCCCCTTAAAAACTTTAGTGCATTCTTGGCCTTTTTCGTCTTGAAATCTAATCGATACCGAATCCCAGCGTGTTCCGGTACATATAATCTCGCCTGGAGCAGAAAGACACCCTTCTTTTAAAGAGCTTATTTTTAGGGAACTGGATGATATCACAGGATTGATAAAAAACAACTGTTCTTTGTCTGGACCTTCCATTACAAATATGCGATATTTAAGACCAACTTGATTTGCGGCCAGTCCGATCCCTTTGGTAGCCTTTAAAGTGTCCCACATTGACCGTAATATAATCTTAAGTTCAGGTCCAAAGACCGTTACCTTGCTGCAGACAACAGACAGGCTAGGGTTTGGGAATTTTAAAATTTCCATAAGATATTTTGCTCATTTCATAGTAAGGTTTTTCACACCCCTCATAAATATTGTAACCTGTGACGAGCGCAAATCCAACATAGATTACCGTCAAGCAAATCACGGTCTTAGGGCTAGCTTTCTTCATTTTCTCTCCTATGAGTCCTGTGCCAGAAGGCTCGTTCTGCTTGTGGATCAGTGTGACTAAAAGGAACTTCATCGTCTAGTATTTTAGAGGCCAGCTTTGTCAAGTGTTCCTTGCTGACTTTTTCGGCAGTTTTTAAAGCGGTTCCGATCAAAACCATAGCTTCTTTACCATTAATTTCGCGTTTCTTCCATCTAGTGCAAATATCACACATTGTTTTTATCCTTAAGACTGTCAAGTAACTGCCAGCCCAACATTGCGAACAGTCTGTTCACTAATAGCTCAAATGCTGAATTTTCCAAAGTATGAGATTGCATATGTTTTCTAAAATATTCTGGACAGACGATATCGGCCTTTTTAAGCAGTCTGTGGCCTTCCTCTTCAGAGCCCATTTCGTACCAGTCGTGAGCTAAACATACAAAGGCCTGTGCTGTATATTGTGGAGAAAGGGTAGCCTGTTCTTCCATGTCAATTTCCATCTTTCTCAAGGCTTCAGCGGTCTTCTTGTCACCTTCTGGAACATCACCGTGCAACATTGTAACTCCTAATAATCACTTCACAAATAGGTTTTTGTAGCTTTAACGTCTTATCTTTCATGGATTCCTAAAAAGAAACTAGAGACATTTGAGAAATTATCTTGGCAATTCTGAGATATTCTTCACCTTTGATCTTCACGCGCAAACCATTGTTGAAACGCACCACAAAACCTTCATCATCCTCAGAAAGGGTCTTTTGCAGGACGATCATCTGCTCAATGGTAAGGTCATATTTTTTAGCGCACTCCATAAACATTAAACTAGCATACTTTTCAGCTTGCTCTGGAGGAACCTCTTCACCCGTTTCACGGTCAAAGGCACCAAGAAACACGAGCTTCTTTTGACCCCTGCAGTCTACCACAATCTTGTTTTCTGGATAGATAATTTCAACCAAAAGCGTGATGCTGTCTGGGATCGACATCATATTGTATTGCTTAAGCATGATTTGAGCTACACCGGCTTGGTCAGAATAGAAGCTATCGCGAGTAGATATGTTCCAGTAGCCTTGATAATTGAAGATGATACCTAAAGAGCCATCCACCTTCTCAAATGATTTGTAGCCCTGTTGCATAGGAAGCCTATCTATAGATGTCTCTTCCGTCTCGCCCAGGTTGAAAAATTTGGGAAATGGTTTTGCTACAAGCAACCCTGTATCAGCTTCTAGAATCAAACCGCGCGAGATCTTGGTAAATTGACTCCAGTTGCGCTCGAAAGCGGTTTTGTCGGTATAGTCAAAAAGGATCAAACCCCCTTTAGTAGAGCTTCTCAGGTAGCCTTCTTTTACAAGATTTTCAAATTCTTGGATGTCATATTTGATACTCATCGGTTATCCCTGATAACTTGCTTTGGAAGTGGAATCCAAGTACGCCCTATCAAACACATAATTAGCTTTTCTTTACCATAACGAGTTGCCTCTTTGAGCTGTTCGTAAACATGTTCTGGAAGCAAGGTTTCGTTCCAAAATGGAAATACTAGAGTGCCAGAAGGGAATTCCACAGGATCACCGTGAGGGGTAGACGGATCTTTTACCTGGATGCCTTTTTTGAGAGAATATTCTGGAAGCCTCACCAGGACCATCCTAAAGACATGGAAGCACCGCGTTGACCATCTTTATAGTCAAGTTGGGGCTTGACAAAATCAGCACCGATAAACTCTTTTTTAGTCTTAATCTTATAGGCCACACTTTTCTTAACCACACTCTGATAGGTTATACCGCCAATAAATCCAGTTGTGTTCCAGGCTTCTTTGCCAAAAATGCGTTGGCCTTTTTCATTTCCATATTGAGTAATCTGATTCTCAAATTGGTTTACGCCCACAGTGATAGAGGTGGCTTCAACAGTTTTGTTACAGGCTTGATTATAATTGCCTGAGGTTCCTGAACATAGAGATATTATAAATAATTGGTAGAACATGAATTCAATCATATCAAATCACTCTTCTTTAGTCAACCACTATAATCCACAAACTCCGTTAACACAGTTGTTTTCGTTTTCTTCAAACACCTTGCCTTCGGACTCTAGGGCTTCTTTTAGATCAACCCTGGTCAGAGGTTGACCATCTCTGCATCCGTCTGGATACACTGTAAATCCACGCAATCGTTTAGCATATTTAAGAAGCATGTTAGCATTCTTCTCATAATTACTTTCATTATTTGATTCAGAACCCCACGGTGGCATGTTACATGTCGAAGAGATAGACATATCTACATGATTCTGAACATCTGCTTGGAATTTCACTCTTTGCTTGAACGTCAAATCATAAGAATCTTTAATGTTTTCTAATTTAACACCCATGTCCATTAGGCGTTTAACTGATCCATCTACTACGAACTGGTGTAGCCACCTACCATCTTTGAAATACCTGCGCTTGTAGGCCTTACAGAACAAAGGCTCTATGCCGGTAGTGGTTTCTGCAATAATGCCAATAGTGCCTGTGGGGGCAATGGCACGGACGCCTTTAGGAACTGATACTCCTAGCTGCTTTGCGCCAACAAATGCGGCTGAATCGCTTTCTTGTTCGTAAATCGAGAGCCATTTGTGTAGCTCTGGAGTGGCTTCATATTCAGATCCACGAATCATGAGCCATTCATGAATACCGCCAAGGCCCAAACCAATGCGGTTGTTTCTAAGGCCGACTTCACGAATTTTTTCAGTAGGTACATGGCTGTAAATTCCGCCACAAAGCAAGAAAATTGTCCCATATTTACATGCTTCAGCAAATTCCACTTTGGTTTTACAGCGATTCATCCATACTGTCCCAAGATTGCATTTGTCAGAGTCATCTTCACTTACGACTTCAGTGCAGGCATTACGAAGGTTCTCATTGTCCTTACGGAAATTAAAACTCATACCTGGCTCTGCAGTCGAAAAGGCCTGAAAACAGTTCTGCAGATACACTTTTAAAGCCAATTGATGTTTTGGATGATCTACATTCTCAATTGCAATAAAAAATTCTGTGTCATAAACCACAGAAATGTTGGTGAGCTCCATTGGCAAGGGAAAGGTTAAATCGGCTTTTTTGGCGGCTTTTAATGCTGGTGAGTAGTTTTTCATGACCATAAACTTTAAAATATCTGGATGTGACCAATTCAAGCCTGCCCAAATAGCCGATCTGCGCTGGCCACCCTGCATGATATATCGTCCAGACTCGTTTACCATATTCATTAGAGCTATTGGACCAGTTGATCTTCCGCCAGTGCGACGAATGATAGCACCTTCTTCACGGATTTTAGAATACTCAGCGCCAATGCCACCGCCTGTCATCAGGGATGTACAGCCTTTTGACTGGAGTTCGGCCCATGACTCGCGACTGTCCTCTGGGCGGAAGAGAAAACAATTGTTTACTTGGTGAAATTCTCGACCAGCAGCATATAAATAACGACCGCCTGGAATGAATTTGCGCTCTAGAATAAGCTGATAGATTTTCTCTCTAGTCTTGTTGTCTACGAGTTGGGCACATACCGATTCTACAACTCTTTTGGCCGTATCGGCCCAGGTTTCTACTCCATCCTTAGAATATTTTTGAAGGAAGGTGTCATAAGAATATTTGTTTGTGAAAACATCGTAAGCGCTTTTCATTTGGGCTCCAAAGAAGAATTAGGATAAATCTATAGTATTTTTGACGAAAAGAGGGCTACGAATCTGTAGCTTCTGGATTTCGACCAACAACAACGCGGGTGGATTTGGATGAAACATCAATTACACGACCATTCAGCTTAATAGTAAGAGCGGAATTATTCCAGTCTATCTTCAGATGTACACCATCGGGCAATGTAATTTCAGTGTCATGTTTCAAAGTTTTGGTGTTTTTGGGGACAACGGGTACAGGACTATCTTTTGACACTTATTTTCCTTCGGACACTGACATTTTAAGTTTGTCGATTTTTGCGGTTGTTTTTTTGATCTCCAGCCGGAGATAGTCTTTGTGGGCTTCAGGGTGATTCTTATGTTTTTCTGGAACGGGACTGATCAAACGTGTCTCGTGGTCAGCACGATATTTTAACAGGCTTTGAAGTTTTTCAGATGGTTTCATTTGGAGCTCCTTTTGATAATTTTGTCTGCAATTGCTTCTATATTGGTTTTAGTCTTTAGCTTTTGTCGCGTAGTCATCGCAGATCTCTCATGCGCTCTTGAAATCTGTCGCGAATAGTTTGAAGCAATTTGGGAATTGCCGGATTCACATTGCCACGGGCGATAAGGGCATTTAGAAGGATTCTTCCTTTAACCAGGGTCAAAAGATGGTTTGGATAATTGTGCATCTCTTTTTGGAAGCGAGAAATTTCTACAGCAATTTCCTCTTTGTCCATAAGAACAATCCTTGCTTTATACCCAGCAAACAACGTGACGCAGTCTTTTTCAATGCGAGCCTTCTTCAAACTAATAACGTTTTCCATCTTTTAATCCTACCAAATCTAGAGAAGGTATTCAATAAAAATCTTTGTTCACTAACAGATCTTTGTTCGCTAACAATGAACACGTCTAAGCGCCTGATTTTACTGCGTTTCCTTTTTCATTTGACTTCCCTTACAATTATTTCACCATTCTTAGGATGAGTCATTGTTTGTGGGTCCGTTCCGTCCATTTCGGCCAAGACCATTTTGATAAATTGTCCGTGCGATACAACCACGATATTGTCATGGCCCAGCGCGTGGGCGAGCTCTTCTACGAATCCCAGGAAGGTCTTGGCCCGCTCCCTAACATCGGCTAAACTTTCGCCACCATCGAATCTTACATGAAGATGTTGCTCCACAGACCATTTGCTATGTTTGTACTTGAGAAATTTTTCCCAGTTAACAGGATGGTCTTTAAGATTCATGTCGTGCTCAACAATACCCTCGTGGATGCACGGTTCAGAAAAATCTTTCAGCACGGTTGAAGCGATCCTGTAGGTCTGAAAAGCTCTGGTCCAAGGAGAAACCACAAAGATCGTGGATGCTCCTGGGGTTAACATTTCCTTAAGAGTTTTACCAACCTGAACAGCATCGTGATACCCCTGCTCTGCAAGCTGAATGTCTTTGTCATCCTTCGTAAACAAGATATCGTAATTCTCGTTAGCTTCGCTTTTACCGTGTCTTATTAAATACAATTTTTTGATACTCATTAAATAACCACCATGTATATCCAAAGACCGCGTTTGGGAATTTTTCCAATTATCTCGATTTTTAAATAACTTAAAGCCTTTTCTCTTACTACGGCAGAAAAGATCTTTTGAACGCGGATATCAACTGGGATAGCTGCTAATATCACGCTGTATTCAGTATTTCCTTGATATGGAATTTTTATTGTGCGCTTGTTTATCCTTGTCAAAATCCTGTCGGAAATCATAAACACCTATTTATTGTAAATCAAACGACCCTTTACCAGGGTAGCGCCCGTTTTGAAGCCAGTTATGGCCGACTGTGTTAGCTGTTGTTTTGGCTCTTCCTGTTTTGTCTTTTTTTGGGAAAACCTATGCCCACGTAACTCAAGCCATGTTTCTCCGCTGTGTTCGCCAGCTTCAGTGATTTCGATACTAACATATCCCTTGGTCATGGCAACTTGCTCTGCCTGTTTGATTTCGCGAATTAGCTCTAACAAGGAATTGCTCAGATCAGCAATTACCTCGTCTACGGGGCCACCGTTGGCCACTGATGGTATCGAAAATGTTCTAATCAGCTTACGTTTCTTCATATCGCGCCTTTTCAAAATGAAACATTATAGGAAATTCTTTTACGGTAATCTGACCGTATTTCTCAGCCAAACGAAAGTTTACGCTTGTTTTTCGTGCTCTGGTGACCTGTTCTTCAAGGTTTTTACGGAACGTCTCTAAGGACAGTACGTTCTTGTAGTTATTGCAAGCGAAGCAAGAGGGCATCAAATTCTCGATATCGTCTGTTCCACCATACTCAATTGCTCTAATATGGTCAATCTGGAGCTTTTCGGGTTTCTCACCACAATATCCGCAGTGATGGTCATATTTAGCCTTCACTTGCTCGCGGAGCTTTTTTGGGATAGCCTTACGACTTGGTTTTGGCCACATTACCCATGCCTCGTGGCAATTTTAATGAGCTCTGATTCGCCGTAATACCATTTGACAAAATGATAGGTTACAAAATCGAGAGAAACAGTAAGTGTACCCCTACCATTTGCATATGCAAGGGTTGTTTCATAATAAAAACCAGCGCGTTTCCAGGGATCGGTCATAGATATTCCTTTAACACGCCGCTAAAATAGAACAAGCTAAGACCAATAGCAACAATGGTTAATTTTACCAAAACATATATGAAGGAAAATAAAGATGAAAACCTGTAATTTAACAGACGCTGATTTGAAGATTGACGGCAAGAGCACTAGAGATAGGCTTAATAGATTGGAAGCCAGTAATTTAACAGACGCTGATTTGAAGATTGACGGCAAGAGCACTAGAGATAGGCTTAATAGATTGGAAGTCAGTGTAATTGTTCTCAACGTTGCGTCGATTTTTATCTTGTTAGTCATAATGTTTGGAAAATAATGAAAAGACTAAAGCGTGTAAAAATATCCCGTAGGTTTCTCAGTTTTATGACCTTTCTTGGCTTTTTATTCTTGCTAAAAGACGCAACAACCAATGTTAAATATAGAATAGCAGTGTTACCCCCTTTAGTCAAGCAATAAAAAACCCACTCAATGGTGGGTTTTAAGAGATTGGCGGTAAGAGCTATAATCTCAAGCTCAGTCATAACACCTTGACCAAGTAGCTGGGATAGCTCATTGGCGGCTGCCCTGTCTGTTAGCGAAATTACCAACCTGTCTCTTAAGTTCTTAGACATCCCTATATCTTATAGATTAGTGCGCAAAGCCAGCGCGAGCTGGCCTTCGCGTGTACTGAAGGTAAAACGAATTGTTAAGGTCTTGTATTCTTTGTGAATTATCGGCTCAAGCCTTTGGTTTCTTTACCATTTACGCCTCTTTTCATCGCACACTTCACAGAAATCAAAGGAATCCATGATTCCTTCGTAATGTTTCCACTTATGACTCCAACAGGGAACTTTGATCTCTTTTTCAACAATAGGACCATCTCCGTAATTTGCTATCACAGAGTCACCGCTAGAAAGGATCTGAAAAGGAACTTGAGACAAAATATAATCGCCCATTCGTTTACCGAACTCGGTGTCAGATTCACCACCATACATATACCACTGACGCTTTAGACCATATACATTGCCAAGGTCGGCTAATTCATTGGCGGTTAGACCGCTTATAGCCATTTTAATAACATCTTCTAACGTAACACCTGCTGGCCTCATTCTTTCCAGAGTGTTTGTGTCCATAGAGAATAATAGAGCTTGAGCATCCTTCATTGTCATTTGAATTTCTCGAATTTACCTAGGGTGGATTCTTTTTCAATAAGCTCGGCCAATTTCTTTTGTGCTTTTTCCAAGCCATCGCGCATCCAGTTGCCCATCCAGTTGCCCATTACGGATTTTTGGCCGCTGTACTCTTCGAGGATCTCTTCGTACCATTTCACGCGATATTCGAGACGAGCCTTCATGTTGGGCTTACGCTTGCCCTTGTGCTTATCTAGGTAAGTCTCTTCTGCTTCAGCAAGCTGTTGTTTGATCTCAGCTTTGGAATACATACGTTCTTCAGAGTCACCCTTACAGGCCTTGCCCTGATTCCAACCGCCTTTTGCGCGTTTCTTATAGGCTTGCATTACATTAGATCCCTTCGCCATGTTGTCTTTTTTCCACCTAGGTCTGAGGTTTTTATAGTTACAGGCCTTTCTTTTCGTAGGCGCGTCTTTGGAACATATCTAACCTTTCCATACCCATTTCGACACTCCGTACACCAGGAGCTCAATCCAGACCTGAGCTTAAGATTGGGTTTAAAGGCCTTCGCTGGCTTTGTGAGCCCGCATTTCTTACACCCCGCTCTGGGTTAAACACTTGCGGTGGCTTAGGAGCTATAGGTCTTGCACCACGATGACAGGCCACATTTAAGCTTCATGTTGGGCTTAAAGAGATGGGTCTTTATGTTCCTTACATCGCGCACAGGTCTTCATATTGATATTGTAGCACTTTTCTGGAAAAATTTTAAAAAAATTTTAGAGGTCTTTTTGACAAAAATTATCAGGAAATTTTGGTTTGTGTCTGAGCATATACCTCAGGGGTTGACCAAACTATATACACCAATCACGGGAAACACGTTTTCCCTCAATATTTCGCATAGTTGCACAGATACATGTCAGAGATATAACAGGTGTAGCTGTCAGGATACACCTATCTCCTCACTGAGGCATTTACACTAAACATTAGACACCTTGCATTGTCGTAGGCTATTTGCTATACATACCGCATAGTTACCTTGACCAAACTATTGACAGTCTCCTCTATGATACCTTGTGGGCTTTCATCCTATATATGTGACTAGGTGACT